ATCGACATTGCAGCTGTCTCCAAATCAAGGACTGAGCAAGGTGGCAAGACCAAAAGCAAAACCACTAAACGCCGCAACAAAAAAGGCGCTAAAGGAAAAGGCTGACGGCACCAAGTTCTTTTATGGGGAGCTGGCTGCGGTGTACCGCAAAGGGCAGGGCGCATATCTGTCCAGCGGCTCTCGCAATGTCCCTATGGCTGCATGGGCTATGGGCCGGGTGAACAGCTACATGCGTGGCGACAAGGCAAGAACAGCTGATGCCTCCATTTACGCCCGGTATAACAAAAAACGATGACTATCAAGCGTGGTGGCCACACTTTCCAGGGCTACGACAAACCCATCCGCACGCCCAACCACTCAAGTGGCAAGTCACACGCTGTTGTCATCAAGGATGGCGGCAAGGATCGGCTGATCAGGTTTGGGGCACAGGGCGCACAAACGAAGCCTCCTCGCAAGGGTGAATCTGCTGCTGACAAAGCAAAACGGGCATCATTCAAAGCACGTCATGCAAAAAACATCGCCAAAGGGAAGACATCTGCTGCTTATTGGGCGAACAAAGTAAAGTGGAGCTGAAAACAACCTTATGGGTTATTCATGGCTGAAGAACAAGTGCAGGAGTCTATGGCTCCTGAAACAACATCTTCAAACGAAGTTGATGCACTGAAAGCAGAGCGTGAAGCACTGCTGAAAAAGAATTACGAACTGATCGGCAAGCTCAAAAACGCAAAGACTGTTCCTGATGGCGTTGATGTTCAGGAGCTACTGGACTTCAAAGCTGCGGCGGAACAGGCAGATCTGGAAAAGCAGGGCAAGTACACCGAAGCCAGACAGGCTTTGGAGCAGCAGTTCCGTGAGGCGGCGGAGGAAAAGGACAAGCGCATTGCTGAGCTAGAAGCCCGTGTGCGTGAGCTTGAAATCCTCAGCCCTGCTGCCACTGCTTTGCGTGATGTGGTGCATGACCCTGACATGATCCTGAACACCCAAGTGGTGAAGGAGCAGATCCAGCGTGACGCTGATGGAACCGTTGTTGTCGTCAACGGCTATGAGCGCACACCGATTGCAGATTGGGCCAAGTCATTGCCTGCATGGATGCAAAAGCAGCCAAAGCCTCAGGGCAGTGGAGCACCTGCTGGTCGCAGCTCTGGCGGCGATATTCCCCCTGGCACAAACAATCCATTCGCAAAAGACAGTTTCAACCTCACTGAACAATCCAGGTTGTTCAGAACAGATCGGGACATGTATGAAAGGTTGAAAGCTGCAGCTGAGCGTTAATATGACCGGAAGGGCGGAAGGTTATGCCGACTGGCCATAGGGTTATGCCCGCACCGTAAAACCATTCACTGAGGATTTGTCATGGCGACTCTTCGCTCTGACATCATCATCCCTGAGGTATTTACGCCGTATGTCATCGAGCAAACCACCCAGCGTGATGCCTTCTTGGCTTCCGGTGTGGTGCAGCCGATGGCTGAGCTGAATGCCGCTGAGGATGGTGGTGACTTCATCCAAGTGCCTTTTTATAAGGCCAACCTGTCGGGCGATTTTGAGCGTCTGACGGATTCCAGCTCCCTGACCCCTGGCAAGATCACCGCAGACAAGCAGGTTGCTGCTGTCCTGCACCGTGGTCGTGCATTTGAGTCACGGGATTTGGCTGCACTGGCTGCAGGCTCTGACCCGATGGCTGCCATTGGCGCCAAGATTGCTGACTACATCGCTAACCAGCGCCAGAAGGATCTTCTTTCCTGCCTAGCTGGTGTGTTCGGTGCTGTTGATGACAACGGTTCTGCTTGCTACGCAGCACTGACTGTTGATGGCGCCACTGGCGACAGTCCAACAATCCTTGGCCCCCGCCAGATCGTGGAAGGCAAATCAATCTTGGGTGACCAAGGTGAAAAGCTGACCGCTATCGCCATGCACCCCAAGGTCTACTACGACCTGATGGAGCGTCGTGCGATCGACATGATCTACGACAACACTGGTGCTCCTGACACCGCTGCTGCTCAAGGTTCTACTGCTCCTGCTTTTGGCAGCGTGCAAGTGCCGACCTTCATGGGCCTGCGTGTGATCGTTTCTGCTGACGTGCAGACCACTGGCTCCGGTTCTTCTACCGAGTACGCCACTTACCTGTTCACTCAAGGTGCTGTGGCATCTGGCGAACAGCTGGGTCTCCAGACGGAAACTGATCGTGACATCCTTGCCAAGAGCGATGCGATGTCGATTGATCTGCACTATGTGTACCACCCTGTTGGTTCCAAGTTCTCCACCTCAGTTTCCAACCCCACGCGGGCACAACTGGAAACCGTTGGCAACTGGACCAAGGTGTACGAGACCAACAACATTGGCATCGTGCGGATTACCAACACCAGCAACCTTGACTGAGGGTAATCACCATGGCATCCATTTTTGAGGCAACAGCAGGTAGCGCAATCGGCCCTACCAACGGCGGCACTGTGACCCAGGCCACCAACAAAGCCACCGCCGTGACTCTGAACACAGAGTCCGGCCAGATCACCATGGCAGGCGCTGAGCTTGCCGGTGCTGCTGAGGTGACTTTCCAAGTCAACAACGACAAGGTCACTGCCACTGACGTGGTGGTGGTCAACCACAGCTCTGCTGGCACTGCTGGCAGCTATCTGGTTCAAGCCAACAGCATCGCTGCTGGTTCGTTCAAGATCACTGTGGCGAACGTTGGCTCCACTGCTAGCGAAGCCATTGTGCTGAGCTTTGTGCTCCTCAAGGGCGCTAGCTCCTGATGGGCCTGTTCGCTTTCAGGCGGGCAAAGGAGCGTGAGGCTGCTGCACAAGCGGCGGCCTCTGCCCCTAAACCAGCCAAACGCAAGACTTCTACTGTGACGCCCGATGGCAGTAACAATCGACGCAACAGCGGGCGGCGCAAACGCCAACAGCTACATAACCCTGGCCCAAGCTGACGCCTTCGTTGAGGCGATGATCAGCAGCACTGATGTCAGCAAGTGGAGCACAGGCACTGATGACACCCGTAACCGGGCACTAGCAGCAGCAGCACAACGGCTAGACCGTGAACGGTTTTTGGGCGCAAGGGCAACTGATACACAGGCATTGCAATGGCCGCGTACTGGCGTGCGAAAGCCAGATACCTACGTCAATACGTACGCCACTGGCTTTCCATTCAGGATTTCTGAGGACTACTTCACTGACGAGGAAATCCCTGACCAAATCAAGAGGGCACAGATTGAGCTTGCTGTTTACCTGAAAAACAACACCGATGGCATCAGCCTCAGCGGCCTTGAGGATTACAAGCGGGTGAAGCTTGGCAACATTGAAGTTGAGCCTGACAAGACTGGTTCTGTGGGTGCAGACCGTGTGCCACCGATGTTTGAAAGGTACTTGACGGGCCTTAGAATCAGCGGACCAGGCAACATCGCCATCAAACGGAGCTAACCATGGGCTACGGGTATGCGCCGACCAAGGCAACAATCATCACAAACACCGCAGCCCAGACCGGTCGCTTTGTGAAAATCATGGCGCTTGAGGATTCTGTCATTGCGTCAATGACCTCGTCTGCCATTACGGAGAACGGGTCTTCAACGATCAACGGAATCAACATCAACACCTCTGCCTGTATTGAGGGCCTTGAGGTGACCAGCATCACGCTTACAAGCGGAACCGTCGTTGCTTACGAAGCCTGATGGCACTCAAGGGGCTGGACAAGGTTGCGGCCAAGATCCTTGACACGTTTGGTGGTGACGTGACGATCCGTTACGTCTCTGGTGGCAGCTACAACACCACCACGGGTGCAATCACTGAAACCACGTCAGACACCGATGTCAAAGGGCATGTGTATGACGTGAGCGTCAATGAGGCCAATGACCTGATTCAGGCTGGTGACAAACGCCTGATTGTGGCCGCTGATGATTTAGCCACAGCCCCTGAGACGAAAGATCGTGTGGTGATCAGCTCAATCGTTTATCAAGTCATCAGGGTTGAAACGACCTTTCAGGAAACAGCTGGTGACGCAACCCATTACGAGCTGATCCTGAGGGCCTGACCATGCCACGCAACATTGACCTCAGCCAAATACCTGGGCTTTGCGAGGGCAAGGTTGAACGGCTTGTCCAGCGCACTACAAAGCAGCTGCAAGACGAACTCAAAACACGCCGCCCACCCATCGGCACACCTGAAGTCAGCGGTGTGCTGGCAGGTTCTTGGCAGATCAGTTTCGACAACAAATACGTAGGCCGGGTGTTCAGCAACCTTGATTACGCAGAAGCTGTCACCTACGGCACGCCTGACAGCTTGCCACCTTCTTGGAAGGGTGAATATGCCCCAGGCAGGTCAAACAAAACCACAGGCACTCCAGCAGTCCGGCAAGGCTATCCAGACCTGATTGCCAAAGAATTGGAACAGTATGTCCGTTCAGAATGGAGGCGCATTGTCGCTGAAGACTGATGGCCGCAGCTGACCTCAACTCAATCAGGGCCACCATTGAGGGCCGGTTAGCCACTGAGCTGGCCGACAGCCCGGCCATACCTGTTGTTTTCAACAACATGGCTTATGAGCCAACACCCAACAGCTCTTGGGTGCAATGCCAAGTTGATTTCGGCTCAAATGAGCACCTAGCCCAAGGGTCAACGGCCAACGCACGGAACCGCATTGTTGGGCTGACCGTCATCAATATTTTTTCCGCCAAAGGTGTTGGGCCTGGTGCCAACTACACCATCGGCAAAAGGATTCGTGACCTTTACAATAGGGTCATCGTGTCGGGGGTTTTCTTCGACGCACCAACAGGTCCAGAGGCACTGGCTTCACCAGCTCCCGAGGGCTATTTTCAAACACAGGTCCGTGTGACCTTTGAATTTATCGAGGAACTCTGACCATGGCCGTCCTTCGTGGAGAACAAGGCGCAGTCCAATTTGACGCCGCTGGCTCAAGCAATGCCACCATCGTTGGCACTCGCAGCTGGAGCCTTTCAACCACCAAAGAAACTCTGGACATCTCCAAGCATGGAGATACCTTCCGGAGCTTTGTTGGCAGCATGATCAGCGGATCTGGCACTGTTGAACTGGTCTATGACCCTGACGCCACCGGCCAAGCTGCATTCCTTGAGGATGTTTTGACGACTGCAGACCCTGCAGACGCAACGTTTGAACTGTTCACGACTGGCACCACTTCTGGCACTGACTCTGTGAGCTTTGCTGGAATCATCACTGACATGGAAATCACTTCCACTGTTGGCGAGATTGACATCGTGACCTGCAACTTCATCACCAGCGGCACCATCACCGGCAACCTTGAGTGATGAGGCTATAGTTTTGGTGACAAATGTGTCGCCTAAATGCCTGCTGGTAATCGCACTGTTGATTTGCTGGTTGGGGCCTTTGACCTCAACCAGCGCCGTAAGTTTGAACTGAAGAACGCTGAAGGCAAGAAGATCATTGATCTTTACTTCAAGCCAATCACCCGCGCAGATCGCAAAAAAGCCCAGCAGCTTGCTGGCACAGAAGAGGCGTTGGACATCAGTACCAACATGCTGTGTCAGATCGCTGAGCTTGAGGATGGCACCAAGGCTTTCGCTGCTGCTGATGCGAACAAGCTTCAACGCCAGCTGCCTGAGTCTGTGCTGAATGAGATTGAGCTGTTCTTGTTTGGCCTTGGTGATGGTGCTGACCTTGAAGACGCAAAAAACGACTGAAGCAGGACAAGTGGACTTTCTTTGAGTTCCACCTGGCCTGCGAGTTGGGCATGACAGTCAGCAAGCTCCGGACGGAATTGACCGATGCGGAGCTTGTTCACTTTGCTGCGTACTACGAAGTAAAGGCAGAGCTTGAAGAGCAAGCTATGCAGCGCGCAAAGCAGAGGCGGCGGTAGTATTGGGCTATTGCTAGGCAGCCGTGGCAAGGTCAACAGTTGAGCTGATTGTTGATGCCGCCAGAGCGATTAACCCGCTAAGGCGGACAACGGCTGAAACAAAGAAACTGGTCGAAGCCACCAAGAAAGCCGACAACAATATCCGGAAGGCAAATTCAACCCTGAGGGCCACTGGGCGGGCTGCTGATACGGCCTCCAAGGGCGTCAACAAGCTTGGGAAGGCTGTGAAAGGCCTTGCCCTAGGTTTTGGCATTTTCCAAACTGGTAAGTTCGTCATCTTCAAAACAGCAGAACTGCAACGTCAGACAAGAAGCCTTGAGGTGCTGACTGGTTCTCTCGACAATGCCAAAAGCATCATCAGTGAACTGCAGGCTTTCGGTGCTGTTACGCCTTTCACAAGTGCTGAACTGATTGAAACAGCAAAACGGTTGAAGGCGTTTGGGGTTGAGACCGAAGCTGTTACTGATATCACGAAAAGGCTTGCTGATGTTGCTGGTGCAACTGGTGCGGACTTGGGTGGCATCACACTCGCTTTTGGCCAGATCCAAGCCAAAGGCAGGTTGCAAGGTGAAGAGCTGTTGCAGCTTCAAGAGCGTGGCGTAGGCCTGCAGGACCAGCTCAGGAAGCAGTATGGCTTGACAGCAGATGAGTTCCAGAAAGCCTTGGAGCAGGGCCGTTTCGGCGCTGATGCGGTCAGGTTTGCTTTGGTAGAGCTAACCGAAGAAGGCGGTAAATATGCAGATGGTGCGATTGCCCAGTCCGACACGCTGGCAGGCAAGTTCAGCACGCTGCTGGACAATGTAGGCAGGCTGGCAACCAAAATCGGCGATACATTGCAGCCGATTCTGGATTTTGTTCTTGATACATCAATTGCAATCGTTGATGCCATCAACAAGGCATTGGCTGGGCCTGATTACGCAACAGCAACAGCACGCCTGAAAACTGTTGCTGAAGAAATCAAGGAAACGCAAACCAATATCAAAAACATTGAGGCGGCAGGCATAACCCTCACAACTCCTGGCCTGCCGATTCGTGGCATTGACGGCCAAGTTCTGCCTCAAACAACCGTCTCACCGCTTGCAACTGAACAAGGCATTCTTGCCCGGCTGCAGGGGGAGAGAACATTTCTTGAAGGCCGTATCAAAGAACTAGAAAAAGGGTTCATGACAGTTGATGAGCCCAAAGCAAGGCCGACAAAGCCGCCAGCGCTAAGAGATCCACGCAGTAGCGGCAGCAAAGGCAGCACCCCAACTGATCCGTTAGCAAGCCTTAAGGGGCAGGTCAAACAGCTTGAGCTGAGGAATGCTTTGGCCGCAGCTGGCACTGAACAAGAAAGGGTTCAGGCACAGCTGTTGTTTGACATTGGGGAACTGACTGCAATCAGGACTGAGGACAATGCAGAACTGGTCGATCAAGCAATCAAATTGACAGGCAGGCTGGCCTATCAAAACCAGCAAAACCTTGAAGCCAAACGCATAGAAGACGAAAGGGCAAAGCAGGCCAAAATCTTGAACGACCTCTACCAACAGGTTGGCAACACAATCAGCACAGCAGTCGTTGATTCGTTGATGCAAGCCAAAAGCGTCACTGAAGCCCTCGGCGGCGCACTCCAAGGCATTGGGCGTCAGCTGTTGCAGCTGGGTGTCAACTCACTGCTCAAGGTTGCTTTCCCTGGCAGCAGCTTTTTTTCTGCTCTTCCTGGTTTTGCAAACGGTGGTCGCCCGCCTATTGGCCGCCCCTCTGTGGTTGGTGAGCGTGGCCCTGAGCTGTTTGTTCCTGACCGTGCTGGAACGATCTTGCCAAACGGTGTTGGCATGGGCAGCACGACGATCACCGTCAACGTTGATGCTTCTGAAACCTCAGCTGATGCCAGCAGCGGGCAGGGTGCTCAACTTGGCAAGGCCATCGGGTTGGCAGTACAACAGGAACTGCTGAAACAGAAACGGCCTGGGGGCCTTCTCGCTGGTGTCTAATGGCTACTTTCCCTTCAATTACGCCCACATACGGCATTCAAAAACGCAGCCGTCCCATTACGCGATCTGTGCGCTTCGGTGATGGCTACGAAGCCAGACTCAAGTACGGACTGAATCAAAATCCCAAGGTCTATCAACTGACCTTTGAGGTTTCTGAAACTGATTCAGATACCATCGAAACCTTCCTTGATGCCCGTGCTGATGATTCAGCACCGTTTGATTTCACCCCGCCAGGGGAGGGCAGCGCATCTAAGTTCGTTTGTGATAGCTGGAGCAAGTCGATTCCGTACTTAAATCGCGCCACAATCAACGCCACCTTCCGCCAAGTCTTTGAACCGTAATGGCAGCAGTTTCAGCCTGGGCAGCCAGTACCGCTTTCTCTACTGGTGACATCCGCAGAGCGACAACAGAACAGGCTTCTGGCCTGTGGTTTCGTTGCACTACTGGTGGCACCTCTGCAAGTAGTGAACCTAACTGGCCGACAGACATTGGCAGCACGATTACTGATAACACTGTCGTTTGGACTGCGATCAGCAGCGTCTATGAAGACGTTTCTGTTCTGGCCCCTAGTGCAATCATTGAGCTGTTTGAACTTCAACTGGACAACACACTTCACGGCAGCACTGATGTTTACCGTTTCCATGCAGGCAGTAATGCTGATGTAACAGGCAACATTGTGTGGGACGGGAATGCTTATACCCGAATGCCTGTCGTTGCTGAGGGCTTTGAAATGCGCTCTAGTGGCGCTCTGCCACAGCCAACAATCACGATTGCAAACCTCGACGGCAACATGACCACTGTGTTGGCTCTTGTGAATCAAACAACAGCAGGCAACGACTTGACGGGTGCAACTGTCAAACGTATTCGCACCTTGAAACGTTACATCGATGGTGAAAGCAGCGCTGATCCCAATGCAAAGTTCCCAGATGAGATCTGGAGGATCTCGCGCAAAGCAACAGAGACACGGGACATTGTCACGTTTGAGCTATCGAGTGCATTCGACCTTGTAGGCCAGAAAATCCCGAAACGTCAGATTGTTGCTAACACCTGCCAGTGGATTTATCGCAGTGCCGAGTGTGGCTACTCAGGCAGCAATTACTTCGACGTGAATGGCAACACAGTGAGCACTTTGGCAGAAGATGTATGCGGCAAGCGCATTGCCTCATGCAAGCTACGGTTTGGAGAGAACGGTGAGCTGCCGTTTGGTTCGTTCCCTGGTGCAGGATTGATCCGATGAAGCTAACTGATGCGATGCAGGCGGACGTTCTGCAGCACGCAAAGGATGAGTTTCCTAAAGAGTGCTGTGGCCTTGTTGCTGTAGTCAAAGGACGTCGGCGCTACTTTCCCTGCCGCAACATTGCTGAAACACCTGACGAGCACTTTGTTCTTGACGGTTGGGACGACGTAGAAGATAAGGGCGAAATAGTTGCCGTTGTCCACAGTCACCCAAAGACCAATCCCGCTCCATCACCAGCCGATCGTGTTGCGTGCGAAAAGTCTGGGCTGCCGTGGTTCATTGTCAATCCAAACACTGAAGGCTGGGGCTATTGCGAGCCAGAGGGCTTCGAGCTTCCGTATGTGGGGCGTGAGTTTGTTCACGGCATTGTGGACTGCTACAGCCTTTGTCGTGATTGGTATGGGAAGGAATGGGGCTTAGAGCTTCGCGACTATCCCCGCCGTGATAACTGGTGGCACCAAGGGCAAAACCTTTACCTAGAAAACTTCCAAAAGGAAGGGTTTCACAAGATTCCGGTTGAAGAACTACAGCGTGGCGATGCCTTGCTGATGAATCTTCAGTCACCTGTGCCAAATCATGCTGCGATCTATCTGGGTGACCAACAGATTCTGCATCATGTGCAAGGCAGGCTCAGCAGTCGTGATGTGTACTTCGCTGACGGCGGTTACTATGGCAAAAGTACGGCCTGCGCTTTGAGGCATGAAAGTCGTCAAGGTGTACGGGGAGCTGCGTAAACGACTCGGGCAGTGTCGTTTTGAGTTTGATGTGGCGACCCCTGCACAAGCTGTTAAGGCTTTGTGCGTCAACTTCCCAGGACTAGACAAGTGGCTTATTGATAGCGAGCAAGACGGTGTGGGTTATAGGGTCAAGATCGGCAAAGAGGATGTGACGCCTGCAAGCTCTGATTTGCTTGCAATGCCCTGGAGTGAACGAGAGGTATTCAGCATCACGCCTGTCGTAGCTGGTGCTGGTGGTGGTGTTGGCAGAATCTTTGCAGGTGTTGCCTTGATTGGCGCTTCCTTCCTGTTTCCTGGCGCAGGCTTGTTTGGTGCCTCTGCTTTTGGAGCTTTTGGCCCATTGGCTGCTGGAACAATCGGAACGCTGACAACAGTCGGCACGGCGTTATCAGTTGTTGGCGCTGGCTTGGTGCTTAGCGGTGCTGCTGACATCATTTCGCCAATCAATCCGCCTGGCTTTGAGGCGAGCAGAGAAGCCGCAAAATTGCAAAATATGAGCTTTAGTGGCGTTGTGAATACAGCTCGCCAAGGGCTACCTGTTCCCATAGCCTATGGACGTGTCTTTGTTGGATCAGCAGTGATCAGCAGCGGCTTTGACGTCGATCACACGCCAAGTACGCCACCTGAAGAGGAAAATCTAATTGTCACACTCCTCAAAGTCAAAGCAAGTTAATGGAAAACAAGACTTTTATTCGTGGCGCTGGTGGCGGTGGTTGCTTCACT